GATCCACGCGCTCGCGCGAAGAATAACCCTATCAAGCTCTCCGGATGCATATTGAGGAGAGTTGGCAGTAATTCCTAGACCCGCTGCCTCAAATGAGGCAACGTAATCATCGCGCGTGAGATATGGGTTGTCGACAGCCACTTTTACCTTAGCCCCTGTTGGTGAATTATTGCCTGTATTTATAAATCCTGATACTAGTTGTGTCATATTTTTATTCTATAAATGCTTAGCAAGTGCCTGATGGAACATTTTGATTTTATTTGCCCATGTCCAATCTCTCATAATTCTTTCTGAGGCTTTTCGGCCTTTTTCTTTTACTTCATCTTGATGGTGATATGCGTACTGCATTAATTCAATCAAATGCTTTTTACTTGGCTCCGCCCAATTTCCACAGTCTTCCTTATATACTGTTTCAGAAAAACTTGTCGCCGGCGTCATTTGATAATCTATTAGCCAACCATCTTTTTCATCCATATACTCCATTGGTCCCGACCATCCAGTTACTATAGCAGGCACTCCTGTGGCCATGGCTTCAAGTGGAGTTAGCCCGAATCCTTCGCCCCGTGTAGGGAAGACAAAGCAATCTATTTCTTTCCAAAACTGTTCTATCAATTCTTCTGGTGTATAAGGAGTCATTAATACTTTAATGCGCTTATCCTTGACAACGTAGGGATATGTGTTGTAAGAGGTCTTATTTATCAGTCTTACGTCAGTTTCTGTAGGGAATGCCTCTGTGAAAGCCTCTACGAGCAGGTCTGTGCCCTTTCTTTGGGATAGTGCACCCATATGTCCGAATGTGAAAATGCTTCGTTCTGGGCGCTGAATTGGGCCAATGCGGTTGGGGTCAACCCCCCAATGTATAAGTTCCGTAGGTATCGTCACTCCTGAGTCCCGGAAACACTCAACATTCTGTTTGCAGGGTACTAGTAGGGCATCAAACGTATTCAGACGAGCCACCCATGACTCTGGTATCTTTGTAGTTTCCCAAGGAACGACTGCTATATTCTTTTTGAAAGGTGTATAGAGCCACGACTCGCGCGGCTGATCATGCCATACCATTGCGCCAGCTTGCTCTAGCTGCCTGCTTTGGCACGAAAAAATGGCGTGATCGCGCACGCCATAGGTTTTACCTGTTTGAGCGATTTCCAGGGCACCAGCGCTTTCTTTGATTAGGTAATAGGAACAATTCCCGAATCCGCTTTGGTTATCAATATCTCCATAAAAGTTTATGAATTTATTGTTTTTCCATAGCGATGGATCGTAAGGAACATTGTCGTATACCGCGCTGACCTCGGCGACACGCGAAAGCCTGAAGGCTTCTGAAAAACTTAGATCAAGTTCTACACCAGTATCATAGAACTGTCCGTTGAATAATACCGATGAGGCTTTATCTCGTTTGATAATAATTTTCATTGACAGGCTCTCTAAGAGGTTAGGTGCCTTGAGAGAGCAAGGGCACCCAACCTCTCTGCAATGAAGCAGTTAAAGGTTAATCAGCTGTTTAAGCTGGGTCGCCAACGTTCGTTAACATACCAGTCCATGGTTCGGCTTTTAAGGCCAAAACACAATATTCATTTAGGTAAAAACGTACGGTATCTGCTATCTTAGCAAGCTCTGTTCTACCGAGCGGTACCAAGTCTACCATCTGGACACCTTGGTCATCGTGACGCAGGAAGTACACAGTGGAAAGTCCTGATCCAGCTGCACCGGAAGAACCAACAGCATTGTATGGGTAAGGTAATGCAGGATTGCAGAAGAAGTTTCCAATAACAGGGATTGGGCCTAACGGAGACATGTAAGAAACTACATTGTCACCAGCACCTAATCGGTTATCTTTACTGTCGATATTAATGAGATATCGAGCTTGTGGGGAGATGATTGCATTTACCTGAGTCTGGAGACCAAACCCTAGATAAATAGCATCGATCTTGTTACCACCTTGCAAACGAATCAACTTAATGATCTTATCGAAGGATGGAATGACGACTCCGGAGGCAGTCAACTGTGAACCTGAATTGCTTACTACGTTGGTAACGATTTGAACATCGAAGCCATCGTAGGACAATGTGTTCGTTGCTGACGCTCCATGGAAGTCTGCCCACTCTTCAGCTTGAATGATGCGGCGGAGTGCTGCTTCAGCGATTTCCGCTTCGATATCAATGTACGAACGACCGGAAGCAATCATAGGACCAGTGATTACAGCGGTAGTACCGAGATACTTATAAGCTGCGGTCTTCTGGACATAATTAGGATCGGTGGATGGAGGAAGGTTTCCATCGGCATAGAACAAGTTAACCAAAGCCTGTGGGCCATCGGTTAAGGTACCAAGCGAAGTGCGCTGGTTCCAAAGATGGGCTAGGCCTTCGCCTTTGATACGAGTGACGCGATCACGGAAAGGAGTCATACGATCTGAAAGTACAACGATTGCACTTTCTAAATCTTGCGAAATTGTTACTACCCATCGTTAGGGCGGATAGAGCATTTCTGTCTATCTCTTACGATTCCTCGTAAGGTCGGACTATATCACCATCCAAAAGTTTTTTTACAATAGATTTTACGTCTTCATCTTGCAATCTCTTTACTGGGATTCTAACAACTTTATATCCTAATTGATTTAATCTCTTATTGAAGTATGCATCTCTCTTTTTAGATTGAGGCAGACTATGCCAATAAATTCCATCAATGTAGATACAAGTCTTAGAAGAAGGAATATAGATATCGATTATAGTTAGATATTTATCTACAAGTATTTGAAATGATTGCACTATCTCTATGCTCTGTCTTACCATTTCATCTGCAATAGCTTGTTCTATTTTAGATATATTATATTCTTTCTGGGACATCCTAGCCTTTAAGCTTAATGCACTTCTTTGTTCTTTGGGAATTTTGAGTAATGATATTGAAATCTTTTTACCGTTTTCTGCAAGTATGGAACTGGTGTTTTTTGTTAACCCTTTATTCCAAACTTTATACCATTTCTTTCTTCCTAGAGACCAACTTTTCATTTTAATCAATTCTTCTTTCGTATGCTTACGATTGAAAGTTGATTTATGACCCATCAGTGCTTTACTAAGATTTTTTCTGAGATTGGGATTACTTTGTGTTGCAATTGTATTTTTCAATACTCTTGGATCAGTTTTATCCAATCCTTTATTCCAGGCCTTTCGACCTTTCATTGCTTCACTAAGTTTTTGACGATGTTCTATTGTAAAAGAGCGTTTTGGAGATTCACGTGTAGTCTCTAGGGCGTCGCCATTTGTTGATTGATTGCTTTTCATACAGTTATATTAACCGTATATCTAAGTCTTGTCAAGCAAGTAATGGATTGCCTCGGGATTGTCCACTCATTGGTTGGGAGTTCCCCGATACAGTGAATTTTTCTTGAGTAGTATTACTACTACTCGCCCGCCAAAATTAACGGGCTAATAACGAAGTAGGTGTTGGTCCAGCAAAACTAATATTGCTATTTGTTACTATTCTTTTGACGCAGTAAGTCTTGTAATGTCAAGCTTACTGATTGTCAAAGAACGAATAGGATATTTCTACCTATTTCTTGGCTTTCTTTTGTTATAGGCCAAGGTCGGACTATCGCTTCATCTGCTCATAACAGATGTCCTCTCACTTAGTCTCTGCAACTGCCGTAAGGCTTGTTGAGGATTGTCCGCTTCCGGAGTTTTCCCATTGATCAGAGAGGATTTATAGACAGCCAATTTCTAAACCGTCTTTTCGAATCTTGCTAATGCCTTATCAAGTGAGTTATTTACATTCATATTTGTGTGTATTGTTTAGTTAATTTTTATCCCTTCAGCTTATCCTCTCCAGTCAGCCCTTTCGGGGTATCTGCTCTAGATGAGGCGAGGGAGTGCTCGACCTTGTGCACTCAGCGGGTTATTCTTCGCTGTCATTAGACAAACCGGAATAGCGTTGTTTATATAGACTCCTGAAATCTTTTGGCTGTTCTGACTTCTCTACCTGTTCGGATGGAGTGGTCAAAGCAATGCGCTTGCCGTCTTTGGTAATCATGAACGGAATATTGCCCATGGCTACAGATTTCTTTTGTCCGGGAACTTTCATCATCTTCTGGATGTACTGTTGTACTTCTGGATTGTTGACGATCTGCTTTGAGATGAATTCTGATTCAAAGCCAGGAACGCGCTTGCCACTCTTTTCTAATCTAGCGACAACATCTTCCATGGTTTTGGTTACGCGTGCTACGAATAAATCAAGAGGATGAGCGGCTTTTGTAGCCTCTGTCTCTTCTTCGTCCTCAGTCTTTTTGGTATCAGTATCTTCATCATCTTCGGCCTTTTTGGTATCGTCCTCTTCAGTATCCTCAGCCTTTTCAGCTTCGGTTTCCTCTTCCTCATCCTTCTTCATTTTCTTGCGCAAGCCATCCAAAGTTTTGATTGCTCGGGTTACATGCTCAAGATCATAATCCTCGTCCTCTTTGGATGTTTTCTTAGCTGACTTTTTGGATGATTTCTTTTCTTCTTCTGTTTCATCCTCAGACTTCTTTGTTTCATCCTCAGTCTCTTCGTCGGCTTTCTTGGTTTCGTCTTCGGTCTCTTCCGACTTTTTAGTGTCGTCAGTTTCCTCATCTTCAGCCTTATCTACATCGCTAGGCTTCTTTTTGTCTGGGTCATTTTCGTCTTCAGCACCATCTGTGGCTTTAACGATTACGCCAACTTTATTAAAACCTGTTACGATGGCTTTCACCAAAGTACCAATATCTTTCTTAAGAGAATTAAATTCAGATCGACTTACTGCCTTTTCGGTTTCGGTCTCTTCTGATTTCTTCTCTTCTGTCTCTTCTTTATCTGCCATATTTTT